CGACGTGATCGATCAAGGCAACGACACGACGGATGTGTTCGATCCGGATAAGCCTATGGTCGAGGATGTACCTCCAAAGCCGCAGCCGCTTTATCAAATTTACGAGGGATCCAAGGTAGTTGTCAGCAAACAGGTTGGCAAGTACTGGAAGAATGTGTTCGATGCGGCGATGACGTCTTATTCACAGACGCGACTCGTGTGGGAAGAAGTTTATCGCTATTACAATCATAACCAGTCGAAGGCGAACTATACGCCTCGGGGGACTTTCCATCGTGGTGACTCGTCCGAGAATATTATCTTCTCGAACTTGAACATCATGCTACCTGCAATTTACAGCCGTAATCCTGATATCACTTGCTCGACAAACGACAAGGCTGACGAACCTTTTACGACGTGTTTGCAAGCCGTACTCAACGCTGTGTTTCAACGTAAGAACCTGATGAATGTTAAGAACAAGGTGAAACGCGGTGCAGGCTTTGCTTTGTTGACCAACTTCGGCGCACTCAAGATTGATTGGACGAAGAAGGACGACTCGGTTGAGATGGCGCTCGAGGAGGTTCAGCGTGTCAGTCAAGAACTGATTACCGCGAAGAATCAGGCTCGTGTTGAGGAGCTTTATGGACAGCTTGCTTCGCTCGAATCATCTATGGATGTGCTTAAGCCAGGTGGGCCGAGCATGAGTGCGATCATGCCGCACAATCTGATTATTGATCCATTTGCTGAGGAGCCAGATGGTAGCGATGCGAAGTGGATGGCTGAAAAAATTTGGTATCCAACAGCAGGATTGGCCGAGAAATTCACGTATAAAGACCCAGAAACTGACGCAGATGCACTCGATGCGCCACGAAAGTTGATTTACAAGCCTACGCATCAGGCGTCGCTGAGCGCTGGACAAGGTGGCCAACGCGATGATGGCTTGGGAATGGTTCTGCGCTCGTTGAGTGGCGATACCGCAGATCAACCATTGAGCTTCGAAGACCCAGAGCGTCGTGCGTATATTGATCAATACTTCACAGAGTGTGTCCTGCTTTGGGATAAGCAGATGCGTCGCGTGTACCTGTTCCACTCGGAAGACTGGTCATGGCCGTTGTGGGTATGGGACGATCCTCTTGGAACGAGTAGGTTTTTTCCGTACTTCATTATCGGTTTCATAATGAGTACGGGAGGAACCGTCAGTGCTGGCGAGAGCGCATACTACCTCGACCAACAGGACGAGATTAACGACATCAATCGGCAGATGGCACGCATTCGTCGAAGCGTATTCGATAATTTCTACTACAATTCCGACGTCATTACGCCGGATGACGCCGAAGCGTTTGTTAAAAGTCTACGTGGTGAGACGCAAGGGGCGAAGAAACTTTTGGGTATTAAGGCGGGTGAGAACGGTAAGATACAAGATTGTATTCAGGCATTCGCACCGCCATCACTTCAGTTTGAACAGCTATTTAATAAACCGGCAATTCTCGAATCGATTAATCGGATCACGAATACAAGCGACGCTCTACGCGGAGTACAATTCAAGACTAATACTAACGTCGCGAGTGTTCAATCGTATCAGGAGTCCATGAGACTTAGTGTTGGTGCGAAGGTTGATGTGATCGAGGATACGGTTGCAGATATTGCGTTGTCGCTGGCTGAGTTGTGTGTGCAGAACTACGATCAGGAAGATGTTGCCAGTCTTGTTGGCGATGCAATGGCAGCTGCGTGGGAACAGATGGATGTCAAAACGTTTACCCAGAAGATCAGTGTGGAAATTGTTGCAGGTTCGATGGAAAAACCAAATTCCGTATTTAAGAAGAAGGAGGCAATTGAGGTTGCTCAAGCAGTTGGACAATTTGCGCGTGCGGCGCCTGGATCGGTGACTAAGATTATGCTTGGCGCATTACAACAGGCATTTACTGAGTTGACGATTAAGCCTGAAGACTGGTCAATGATCGATCAGGAAATCTCGGCGTCGATGCAAAAGGGCGTATCGACTCCGGGAGCGGCACCTGGAGGCGGTGCTCAGCCTGGAAGACCTGCGGGTGTTGGAGCCGATCCACAACAATTGATGGAGCGTGCGAGACAACTGCCGCCGGAGGATAAGGAACAAATACAACAAATGAGCCAATCCGGTGCCGACGGACCAACGATACTGAAATTCATCCAAAGTCGTACGGGTGCCGGATGATTAAATATGGGCGGTTAACTGCTTTGTATCCTATGGGTAAGGATAGCAGTAGGAATGTGATCTGGGCGTTTCTGTGTGAGTGTGGAGGTACTAAGATAGCCAGAATGGCACATGTTAGATCGGGTAATACGGTTAGTTGTGGCTGTTATCGCATCGATCATGGACACTGTGCAAACGGTAAGGTGTCAAAAACATATAGAGCCTGGATGGATATGAAAAGTCGGTGCTTGAATCCTAATGCCACAGGCTATGACGATTACGGCGGTCGAGGCATCAAGATATGCGGAGAGTGGGTAAATAGCTTCGAGCGATTTCTTGAAGATATGGGAGAAGCTCCGATTGGCATGATGCTCGAAAGGATAGACAATAACGGGAACTATGAACTGAGGAATTGTAAATGGGTCACAAGGTTAGAGCAGAATCGCAACCGACGACCCTTTAAACGCACAGGAGCAGGGTAAATGGCTGAAAAGAACCTGTCGAACACGGCAGCGGAAGATACCGTATTCGAAAACCTCGGACTCACTCGGGCAGACCTTGGTATTGAGGACCAAGGAAGTGGGAATGAAGACCTCGATCAGGGCAGTGGAAATGAAGACCTTGATCAAGGTTCAGGACAAGAGGATTTTCAATTCGGTGACATCGAGGATCAGCAACAGCAACGACAGCCAACGCGGGACCAGCAATCTCGTGTGAGTCACACAGACTCTCGACTGCCACAAGGTGCCGAAGTCAAGGCGGATGCGAAGGGGAACCTTGTCAATGCTCAGGGCCAGATTGTGGCTCGGGCTGGTAAAGAAGCTCGTTTGTATCAAGACCTACACAAGACGCGACAACAAGTTCAGGGTTTCGAGCGGCGTATTAATGATGCTGAGGGTCGCGTTCGTAAGGCTGTAGAAATTGGTCGTGGGCTGCATGAAAGGTTGACGACGTTGCAGGCCCAGGCTGATTCCGTAAAACAGTTTGGGCTGGATCAGGGTGAGCATTTGACCGCCTTGCGTCTGTTCAAAGAGCTTCGAGACAACCCACAAGCAGCCATAAAAAATATCTTGACAAGAGCCGCAACAAATGGTATAAATGTAGCTGAGCTAGGTTTGACTCCAGGCGGAATCGATTCCAAGTCACTGATCGATGTCATCCGTCAAGAGTTAGGTTCAGCGATGAACCCCCTCCGAGAATCCACGGAGGCGGCGAGGAAGGCCAAGGAAGTCGCGGACAGACAAGAAGCACGTACCCGCGAAGTCCAAGGTGAAGTAGCTAACTTCTTCGACTCGAACCCGGACGCTCGCCAATACCTTCCGGTGTTTACACAGACGATCCAGAAATTCCCAGGGATGACCCTTGGGGAAGTCTGGGCACGTATTCAGTTACAACTGGCAACGAACCCCCGACAGGGGCGTACGAACTCGCAGAGGCCCAACGGCCGAACGCGAAGTCTCCCAAATGGCCGTGGCGCACCGATGAATGGTGGCGACGGCGACATCGCACCGGTTACAGAATCCTACGACGCAATTATACAGAAGGCTATGCGCGAAGCTGGGATGACGAACTAGTGTGATTCACACAACTCTAATGGAGACTTGGCACCATGCCAGCCCTTGACACCGTGATCAATGCAATGCTGACGCGGAGTCGTGCGAAGCTTATCATGGCCTCGGCGATTTCCGGTACTGTCAGCGCCTATCTACATGCTAAGAAACGTGTAGTCGTGGAAGACGGCGGACCCCAGATCAGCAATCCATTGATTGTCGGTCTGAACCCGAACGTCACGTCGATGCAGTACTATGATCAAGTTCCTGTCAACCAGACCAACGAGTTCACGACGGTTAACTATACCATGAGTCGCGTCGTGGGATCGCTGATCATTTCGGATCAGGAAGAAGATGAAAACCAAGGTCGAGCTGTCATCTTTAAGATTCTCAAAGGCAAGATCATGGCGCTCGACGAATCTATCTCACGTCAGTTCGCCACTTACCACACTAGCATTGGAACTGGAACTGATCCGAATGGCCTTGGGAATCTCGTCCCAGCCGATCCCACCAC